CCACCCGGACACAGGAACGCGGCGGAGTCGGTGGAGTGATTATGGACGAACGTCAGGGCATTCACGCCCACATTAATGAAGCATGCCCGCGTCACCCCGTCCCGGACGGCGTTGGTGATGCCACGCACCTCGGTGGTGGTGCTGGCGGTCAGTCGGTACACGTCTGCCACCGTACTGATCACGGTGTCAGAAATCGTCACGGTCGTCCAGCGCTCGCCCGTCGCCACGGCGGTGACGAAGTCAGTCACTGCGGTGGAATTGTGACTGTGCGACGACGGCGCAGCACCGATGGAGGTGGCGTTGAGACTCACTGCCCCACTGAGCCCGTTGACGCTGGCGACCGGACCAGTCGTTCCGGCGATCACGGCTACGGCACTGGCGAAGCCCGTGATATCGCCGGTCACATGGGTATGTGCAGTCGGCGCGGCACCGACCGAAGTAGCACTGAGGCTGACGGCCCCCGTGACGCCGTTGACCGACGACACCGGAGACGCCGTTCCGCAGACGCTTGCCGCCACGGAATTAAAGTTCGCAAGGTCTCCGGCGGTAATCGCTACAGCCCCCGTGCGGCCAGCGACCGAATGCACAGGGCCAGAGAGCGCCGCAATGGCGCCGGCAGTCACCCGGGTGGTCTGGGTGTTGCCGGCGTTGTTGACAATGAGGACGGCGTTGGCTTCCGCCACGCCAACCGGCAACGAGGAGATTTTGACGCTTGGCATGTCAGACGTTTCGTCCCTTCACTCGGTAGGCGTGCCTGTCGATAATCTTCTCCCGCAGCTCGCCGGCCTTGGCCCGCGGGTGCTTCTTGCGTTCCTTGCGCATCTCGTCACGGATGATGCCCTCGGACAGAAGCGTTCTTTTTGGCGCTTCGGGTGGAGGGTCATAGGAGACAACGCCATCCACCTTTCGGTTGCGCTTGCGGGCCACACGCAGCACATCGTCCGAAGAAGACACCCACGCCTCCGGATCGCGCCACGCGCGGGAGTCTGCCAAGCCGCCGCAGTAGTACTTGCCGGAAATGTTGATGCCGGCCGCCTTGGCCTCCCGTGACATCCATTTGGCTTGGCCGACCGGCATGCCGTCCAGCTGCTGGCCGCTCATGCGGCCCTCCATAAAGGCGCGGTCGGTCCCCTTGGTGCCGGGTGGCGTTTGCAGGGCGCACATGATCGCCCACCGCTCGCCGTGAGGCATGGCGGCCTTGTACGTGCGAATGGCCGCCGGCCCGGCGTCACTGACTTCCTGCGGGATTTTCATTGGCCTGCTCCGGAGGAGGCGGCGGTGGTGGCGGCGGAACCATGAACTCCGACACATCCATCTGGTTGATCCGGCCCCACTGGGCCATCACGCCGTTGAACAGCTCGGGACGACCTGCCTGAATAAGGCCCTGTGCTACAGGCATGATCACCTGCATGAAGTTGTTCATGTTCTCGGTCTTGGTGGCGATGTTAGGCTTCCTCGCGGACCCGGCCTCCACGCGGTACGAATACTCCCGGACAATGGCTTCCGGGTCTTCGTTTTGAACGTGCATTTGCCACGCCTGTGCTGCCATAGGGCCCAGTAAAGGAGCAACGTCCTGTGGGTACACCATCCACCTGGCCAGCAGGGCTTCCTTGCGGGCGACTTCGGACAGCGCGTCTTCCAGCGTATTTGCATAGTCGTCCGGGCGCACACTAATCTGCTCACTCTTCACGGTGGCCTCTGCGGCCGACCTGAAGGACGCACGGGTCATGCCGTAAATCAGCTCGGTCAAGCCCACCCGCCTATCGAACAAACTGGTCACTTCGGAGATAATGTTGTACATGTCCTGAGTGACGCCTGGCATCTGAAACACGCTGATCACATCGTTGACCGAACGGCCCAGCGCCTCCGATATTTCTACGATGTTGAACCCGCCCTCGGCCTTGTCGTCCAGGATCTTGGCTTTAATGTCCGGGTCGGCGGCCTTCACTACGCCGATCAAAGTCTGGGACGATGTGGCAATGCGGGTTGCCAAGAAACTCATTGCCCAATTAATAAATCGAAGCTCCCCCACTCCCGGGCGAATCAATGAGATGGGCCATGAGTATCCAGGCTGCCCATGCCATGCCAACAGCGTGAACGGCCAGCCGTTAGGTTCAGCCCAGAACGGGATCGGCCACTGGGCAGCCATGAAGAGCGTCGGAGGCACGCCCGTCTCATCGACCGGCTCTTGCAGCATGGCAGGCGGAAGGTTGAGCGGGAAGTCAACACCCTCCGCAACGACGAGGTAGCAATTCGGGCCCAGCGCGTCGAACTTGCCGCGCAGGTCTTTGTCGGCATCCTTGAGCCGGTCGCCAAATCCGGTCTTGGAATAAACCTCCCAGTAGCAGATGAGGTCGTTCGTCTTGCCGGTCTTGCGGCGCTGTTCGTATCCACGGTTGCGCTCTTCCGCCCTGGACGAGTACGATTCGATGTGCCCCTTCAAATCCTCGCGGGACAAGCCAAACTTGGCGGCCACTTCGTCGATCGGCTGCGTGCGTTTGCGGGCGGCCCAGCGAATGTCTTCAAACTCGTCGGCGTCCGGATCCCACACCATGTTGTCGATGGAGTCAAAGAAGCTGCCGGCAAAACGTACAGTCCCTCCGGGCGGCGCATACAGCTCATGCCACCACACGGACGCGCCTTTGATAAACGCCTCTTCGACGACCTTCCGGCTGTGCCGTTTGAGGTCTAATTCGGCGGGCGTGTAATTCAGATAGTCCTCCAGCAGGCGGCTGACGAGCTTGCGGCTCTCAAACATCATCTGCTGGTTCTGGAGCATCTGCTGGTAGAACATCTGCCCCGGGTCCGGCATCATCACCGGCTGGCCGTCAGGCCCCATCACGGGCTGGCCGTCCGGCCCCATCTGCGGCGTGGGGGGCTGGGGGAAGATCCCCAGCAGCTGCGGGCCGATGATCGGGTAGTCCTTCGGCGTCACCGTGCGAGTCGGATTGCGGTGGTGGATCACCGCGGTGAAAAGCCGGACGGCCTCCCAAACACGGTTTACCACCATGCGAAACGGTGGCGGGTTCAGGCCGCGGTTGTACCCCCGCTCGCCGCGGGCGAAATCGTTCCCCCACATGGCATCGGGGTCTGAGCTGTAGAAGCCCATGGCCTCCCTGGCATCCCGGGTGAAAGGCTCCTTGTGCTTCTCGGCCTGCTTAATGCACTCCAGCCATCGTTTGACGATGGGGCGCAGCGGGTTGTCCTCGGGCATCTGGCAGGCTCCTACCTACTATTGCCCGCCGCCGGGCTTTTTCGCCCCAACCTTCTGCTCCAAGAGCGACACCCGCTCAGAAAGGACGGCAAAACGCGGCTCGGGCTTGTGTTCCCAGTACCCGTACCGCTTCCAATCCGGGAACTCCTCCACGCCGGGGTCCGTGGAGTGGTGAACCGAAGGCTTTTCCACCACGCCGCCACGGCCAAAGGCCATGAGGTTCAGCGTGCGGGACGAGGCGGCGACCACCACCGCCGGCACGGGCTCGGCCTCAATGTGCGGGAAAAACAGCACCCAGTCACCGACTGCCGCTTTGGGCATTTCGTAACTCATTTTTTCAGGCTTCCTGTGGGGGCTAACAGAACGCAGGGGTCAACCGATTCACGCTGCCGACGACGACGGGCCTCTTGCCACTTCACCCACCACGGCTCCACGCCCGGTTTCCGCGGGGGTTGGTGGTAGCGGGGTTCATGGGCACAGAGGTACTCCAGCGCCTGGCAGGCGTGAATTTCGCCTCTGGTTTGCGGGGCATCTGTGACATACACCACACCGTTGACCGACGTTGTCTTTTTTCGGTAGCGCTTCAGTTCCCGCAGTAGGTTGGGGCAGGTTCCCTCCAGAACCTTCAGCTTGGTGCCGCCGTCGCCGCGGATGTGCAGCATCTGCCTGACAAGCGCCGTGCGGGCCGGGATGTCGTCACTGCCTGGGATGAACTGATGTCCAGTAAGCGTGAAACGAATCTTACGCTTTTTCAGCTCCTCTGAATACAGCTCATGGGGAAGCCGGCCGGACCCCAGATCCCGAAGCAAGCCGCCGTGCATGTCCATGACGGCCGCGTGCAGAACTGAGTCCCGCACCTTCTCGGCAAACTGCTCGCCCCAGATAAGCGCGTTGCAGTTGCGGATGTACAGCTCGTCATAGATGAGCAGGAACCGCTCGTCGGGTGGCACGGCCCCGAAGAGCGATGCCATCACGGCATGCCCCGGGTCAATCGCCACATAGCGCGTCCAGTCGTCGGGGACGCGCCCTTCCGGCAGCTGATCCTTCCGCATGATGTGGACGCTGGGATTGAACGTGGGGTACATGAGCGTGGACTCAACCGTAAACTCGCCCTCCGCTCGCATCCGCAACTCATCCTGACCAAGGGCAGACCATCGTTCGATGTTTTTCTTCTTCTCCTCTTCATCGATGTGAGGATTGTCCAAGAATCGCAGACTAAATTTTGTGATGATCGGATTTGCCACGCCGTCTTCAGCTGCCTTGTCCGCACGCTCGCACAACCCCAGCAGCGCATCGTTTTTGCTGTGCGGCATGGCACTCCAGATGAAGCGCCCCTTGCGGTCAGCGAGGCGAGCCTGCATTTCGCCTATCCATGCCTCATTACCGACGTCCTCGTCGATCCAGCACATGTTGGCCGCGAAGCCTTGCGGGGGCTCCCCTTCCGACGAGAAGCAATAGATGGTCCAGCCGTTTAGCAGCTCTGCGCGCTGTAGGTAGTGCGCGTTCTTCAGCACCCAAGACAATTCTTTGATGAGCCGCGGCGGGATCAGAGGCGGCGCCGGCTTGGCCTCCGCACGGCGGTGGTCGTCAACGCCCGGCCGAAATGACCTCCATTGCTTTGTCTGCTCGTCACGGATTATGCGAAATGCGCCGGGGCGAAAGAGCGACTTGTAGATCACCATGCCGATGTGTGGCCAGTTCCTGCCGACCACCACAAGGTTTCCGTCCTCTTTTGGGTACTTGCCGTACGGGTCTTGGCCGGTGGCTGCGCGCGCGGCCTCCACGCTCACGGCCAACGTCTTGCCCCCTCGGTTTCCGCCAAGCACCACGCGCTCTGAAGACATGCACCGATGAAACTCTTCCTGCGTCGGCATGGGCTCGTACAGACGCAGGGCCTCCAGCCGGCGTTCGACCAGCTCGGCCTGAAGGTCACGCATCTGCCCCAGCTGGTGCTGGGTGATGCCGCCAATCTCGCCTTCAGGGATTTGCGGAGGGGGAATCTTGGGGTGCCGGCGCGGCATGCTCAATCCTCGGTGAATCGACCACGGTCACGTTGGTCACAGTCGCCGCCGCCTCCAGTACTTGGCGGCGCAGCTCGCCCTCCAGTTCTTCTTCCGTCATCAGTTCCAGTGGTTTCTTGGCGCCGCCCATGGCCGTGTTATTGACTACGAGCCGCATGACGCCCTCCAGCATTTTTGTGCGGAACGCACCGCCGGGAGTGCTATCGTAGTACTGCTTCATGTAGGCGTTGCTAAAGCCGCGCACGCCGCCGAAGTACTCCATCAGAACCTCCAGCAGCTCCGACGAGTGCGGAATGTTTGCGCCGCCCACCCGGGACGCGCTGATGAAAATCTCCAACGCGCCGCGCTCTATCTCCTCCAGCTTCTTGGTGGTGCGGCCCTTGCGCGCCTTGCGGATCTTTTTGTTGCGGCAGTTCTTGCAACGAGGGTGCAGGCCATCCTTGGAGCGATGGAAGTGATCAGTTGTGGCTGGAAGCATCTTGCCGCAATCAATGCAGCCGCGCTTCTCTTCGTTAGAGTTGGCAGTGCCAGACATTGCCGTCCACTTTGGGGACCAGCCCACAATCGGCTACGGCCTTTCGCACGCCATCAAAAACGTGGTAGTCATGCCCGGCCAAAACGAACTTGGCCTTGGGCTTCCACGCTTGGATGTCGGCTTTCACCGACTCATAGTCATGCTCGGCGTCGATGTAGACGATGTCGAACTGCTGATCGCGGAACTTCTGAGCCGCATCCGGCGATTTGGCTTTGATGGCGCTGATGTTCCGGCCCGCGGTGTTGCGCTGGAACACCTCAAACGGCGTGCCAGCAGAACCGTCATACGCCTTGCAGCCGGCGTCGTTGACGTTCCCGCTCCAGGTATCGACGCAGGTCACATGGGCCGCACCGCTCTCAGACATGATGATGGCGCTGCGACCAGCCCAAGAGCCCACCTCCAATACCGTTGGCTTCCGGTTGTGTTTGGTGCGGAAGGATTCAATGAGTCCTGACAGGGCCTGGGCGTCGGTCTGCGGCAGGTCCATGCCCATGTCGTTGAATGACTTGGGCAGCCATCCGGGGGTTGGAAGATCAATCACCTTGTTGACGACGCCGGCCTCAACCGCGTTACGCAGCTTGGTGCTGACCTGTGAGGCGCCGATGATCACCGGCTTGCCAACGCATTTCGGCTTCCAGTGGCCTGCCCAGGCGTCCCAGTTGCAGAAGACCGGGTTGTAGCCCAGCTTCTGCATGCCCACCAAGGAGAGGTCACGGGTCATCGTCACATCTTCGGTGCTGGCCTTCTGGGCTTGATATTTATCGGTCCACTCGTAGTAGGCAAAGGAATTACTTCGCTCGTCGGTTGGCTCAATGAGGTCGAAGCAGCGCATGTCAAACATAATGAGTCCGGTCGGCAAGGCAGCGCACTCCTGTATTCCACTCAACGAAGCGCCTGTATGCCGGTCATACATCTCTAGTTGATAGTCAGGGCTTGCATGTTCCGACTGCATGTTCTGCCATCTGAAGACATAGACGCACTCAGCAGGCGGCGGGCCGCAGTAGGGCGCGCCAACGACCACCGGACCCTTGGCGTAATGACTCAGCAGGAAATCGAACGAGGACTGGAAGAACGGCTTCGCCCCATCCTGCCCAACGTACATGTCTGGCTTCATGTCCGAATCAACCATGACCAAAATGTCTGCGCCCATTTGCCTCGCGCGCAAGACTGCTTGGTTGCGGCTCATTGTGATGGGCGTGTCAGAAATGTTAAAAATGCGAATCTCGCCAAATCGCTGATCTCTGGCCAAGTCGCACACAAGAGGCACCTGCCATTCGCGGATGTCTGGAGTTTCCGAAGAAATGCCGCCATTCCCGCCGTAAGCGAAATGCGCGAAACACACATTAAACTTTTGTAGCATCGTCAGGCGCTCCTGTATTTAGGCTAGCAAGGATGGACTCAAATAGTTCCATGGCAGCTGGGGTCACTGAACCGCTTTTCGCAAAATTGTCCGACGCCCACACTGGCCGCAAGTTGCGCCAGTTATTGACGGCGATGACATGCGCCGCATTGGCGGAATCAATGGCCGACAGCGGGAAAACATGGTCAATATGCCACGCTGACCTGTCCTCCCAAGTCATTCCCGGTTGAAACTGCGATTCGATTCTTTGTAGAAGTTCTCGGACGCTGCAACCGCACTGCGCAATGGCGGCCGACACCCCGGAGCCGCGTTCGACGGCCTTGGAAAGGCGGGCTCGCAACTGCATTAGCAGCCGATACTCTGGATCGCTGTGGTAGCGACGACGTTTGTAATCGCGTTGCGATTGCCGAAATCGCTCCGGGTGCCGCGCCCTGTACGCCTCGTTCCACGCGCGGACTTTATCCGGATTGGCAAGGCGATAGGCAGCCGCCTGCTCTTTGGTTCCACGGCGCCTGCGCTTGGCCGGCGATTCAGGCAAGCCGCTTTTCATGCCGGGGCTCCAAGGGGGAGCCGGTAGTGTACCAATGTCTACCTGCGGCGGCCACGGTAGGGCGTGCCTTGTGTGCGTGGTGGAGTCGGCTGGGCCTGTCCAGACTGCCTGCTTGCCATGTATTGCTGCATGGCGGCGGCCTGTTCAGGGTTTAGGCTGATGGAGGCTCCAGGATTTTTCTTGGCCGGAGGAAGCCATCCACCTTGCGTAACGCCAGACTTTGGTCGCACGTAGGTCCGGCCTGACTCCTGCTCCATGCGACGAATCTCAGCCTCACGGGCCTCCCGCGTCATAATCTGCTCGCCGTTTGGACCGCGTGTGTGCCCTGGGCGCAGTGGGTAAGACCACGGATCGGAAGGGTTGGGGGCGGCCGGGGCCTGTGGTGGTTGCCCGTATACGGCTGTCGGCGGTTGGCCCGGGCCGCGTTGATCACGGTCGTCAATGTTGTCCCCGTCCCGGTCACGGAAATCCATGGTTACGCCTGACCCTGGCGGCAAGCCGATGCGTTCGCCATAGCCTGGCGCCATTGGCGGCATCGGCCCGCCGGGGTAGGTCATCTGGGGCTGCGGCCGATCTAGGCGGCCTGGGTGGCCGATAACTCTGTTTGGCGACAAGTTGGTCGCCCCAGACTGCGACGCCCAAGCGGCCACATCAGCTTCCGACTGGCCAGGCGTGGTAATGCTGTAAAAGCCGCGGCCCAGATCCCTGACGGACCAGCCTGGAGGGACATTCGGCCGCGAGGACTGCGGCATTTGCAAAACCCAACTGTCTGGGACTCTGTCTTGGACTGGCACGCTTGGCATTAGGTCTGGACGACCCATCGGCCCGCCGGGGTAGCCCATCTGGGGCTGCGGCTGATACATCGGCGGCGCAGACTGCTGGCCAAGGTTCTGGAGGAGCTGGTCACGGAAGCCTGCTGGAGCTTGGATCCCGTATTGACCAAACAGCCCCATCAGCGCATCGACGTTGCCGGTCTGGAACGGGTTGCCCTGGTACTGGCCGCTCTTGATGTTATCGCCAGCCTGCTTCCAAGCCTCCATCACTGGGACGCGCTGGGGTGACTGGCCGGACTGGAGCCCTTGGTTGTACTGGGACTGGTTCTTCAGGTGCTGCTGGACAAATGCGTCCTGCTGATGCTGGTATGCCTGGAGGTTGCGGAAGTTGCCCATGGAGGTCTGGACGCCAGGCTGCGGCGACTTTGGCTGCTGCGGCCATTGGGACCGCTGTTGTGGCGGCGACATGCCGGTCCACTGTTCGCCATTTGGGCCACGCAGATGCTCAAGGCCAATTGCCATTTAGAGTTCTCCGCTCAGGTGCGCTTAGGCGATCCGACTAGACTGAAACTTAATGTGGCAGGGTCCACATCGCCACCATAGCCTTTTAGCATGTAATCGTATTCGTATGCACCGTCGCCAATGTACCGCCCCAGCAACCCGGCATTTGCGGCATTAATACGTCCGCGGACAGCGTTGACTCTGTCTTGGTATAGTTGCTCCTTCTCCATCGCTTTCAACGCCTCCGTGCCCGGCGTCTGCGGGACGAATCGCTCCGGTGTGCCTTGCGTCTGCGGCGAGCTGGGGCCGACTGCCACGCCCGGCGCTGCCCAATGGTACGGTGTGCCTTGCGCCTGCGGCGGGATGGGCTGGGCTTGGCCTGGTGCGCCCGGCCCACCAACTGGCGCGCGGTCTGCTTGGTCCACGCGCTGCATGGTGCCGTCCGGTAGCCGTCGATACCGCGGCAGATGTTCAGTTCCAAGGCCGCCAATGCCATACGAAGGGGCCAGTTCCGTGACGTTTTGGCCGTCTCGTTCAAATTGCCGCTGGGCGAAGCCGTCCTGCACGTACAGTCGCTCGGTGTTATTGGCCTGCTGCGTCAATTGATCGCTTGCCAAGCCCGCCGCAGCCATTTCCGCATTGCGGGCGGCCATCTCCTGCTGACGCTGACGGGCGACGGCCGATGGGTTGTTTTGCCAATTACCAAATTGCTGCGACCCAGCCGGCGTGCTATTCCACTGTTGTGCCGCAGCAGCCACGCGGTCGGCATAGCCTGGGTCGGCGCCGTAGGGGGTTCCCTGCGATTGCGGCTGAATGGGCTGGGCCGTGCCAGGCGTGGCAGTCGGCTGGGCAGTCTGCCCCGTGCTGTACGCCTGCATGGCCGGTGCCGCGGGAGCAGCCGGTGGCTTGGCCTGCTGGCTGGCCGGCTGCTGGGCGGGCTGCTGCGTCTGGTAGATGTTGAACGTCGGTGCCTGCTTGGCTGCCCTGACCTGCTGGCCATAGGGGTCCATCTGCCCCTGTGCCCTGAGCTGGTTCTGGCGGTTCCTGGACCCAAACCCTGACTGGCCGAAGGCGCTCATCGCTCACCCTGCTTGTTGGTCATGCGGTCGGTGCCGACACGGAACCCTTGGAGCATGCGAACCTGCGCCTGGTCACGGCCGGGGCGATCTTGGCGCACCTGCCGGATCAGCTGGCGGATGTAGTTCATGTTGCTTTGAGCCGGGCGGTCCATAAAAGAAAACAGCCGGCCGGCTTTTTGGTCCGACCGGCTGTCCCCCGTAAGCCCCGCAGAGGGGCGATTTGTCTAGCAATCACATCCGGCAATTGACGATTGCCAAGACGTTGCCGCCCGTGGTCGCACCGGCGGAGCAGGCCACGCCGATCACGCCCAGGCCGTTGTTGCCGGCTCCAGTCGTCGCAGCGCCAACACCGCTCGGCGTGACGCGGCCGGAAGTGGTGGCACCGGACGTAGCCGCGGTGATCGCAGCCAGCCGATCGCCCACCGCCACCTCGGTCCCGGAAAGGGCGTGAGCCACCTCGGTCGGACCAGCGACGACGACCCAGAAAACGTCGTTTGACGCCACGCCGGCAGCCGGCAGATGCTCGTCCACAACGCCAACCCGCTCCTCGTTGGTGACGGCAGCGTAGCCGTCTACCTCGGAGAACACCGCGGTGCCGGCCGTGCCGACCTTAAACCGGACCACGCGGGCTGGAAGAAGGGCGCCGCCGGAGCTGTTACGCACGGCGATGCAGGTCTTCACGCGGTTCGACCGAATCTTGCCAGTCCGCGGATTGACATCCGGGAACTGCTTCACAACGCCCACCCAGCCAGTGCCCTCGGACGTTTCGTCCACGCCAAGGGTCTGGCCGAGATTGAAGGGAGGATCAACAAGCAGACTCATGTGTTACTCCTGGTTTCAGGCAACGAGCTTAAAGAAGTTACGCGGGCTCTTGAACTTAAGGTTGCCCAACGTGGAGACAACGTAGCGATACTGCTGGGTGATCTCGTCATAGAATGGCCCTTCCGACACCATGAGCTGGTTCTCCATGCAGAGAAGCTCCATGTTGCCGACCGCCAGGCCATAGCCAACGTCGGCAGGGACCGAATTCTCCGACGACACCTCAACACCATCCAGCTCAAACACATCGGTGAAGCCGTAGGACCGAAGGCCGTTGGTACGGCTGACGATCACACGCTCCTTGCTATCCAACGTGTTGAGGAAGTCGATGAACAGCCGGCGGTTCAGGAGGACCATGTCCACTTGATCCTCCTTGGTGTCGTTTCGGCGGGTCTGGTGAAGCGCCTCGCGTACGGCCTTCACGCAATTGTCCTTCCAGGTGCTGGCACCGAAGTAGGACGAATCCGCGTTCACAATCACCGGGCTGAAGAAGTCGAACTCAGGATCGACCTTGCCGTTGGGCCAGCTGTCGGTCGAATCCGCACTGCCGCCGTACGCCCCAAGCACAGTCGAAACACCTGCGTAGGAGTCGTTGGGATAGTAGAACGGATCCGCCGCATTGGCCGCCCGGGCCACGGCGCCGGCAGACGTTTCGGTGATCGTCTGCGTGGCGTTCATAAACGACTCAATGCCGTGGAAGCGAAGCTCGTTTCCGGTGGCGTAGCCGTCCTGAATCCACTCCTGCGCCAGATACTGCTCCATGCTGGTGAGCAGGCGGCTGGCCATCTTGCCGGCGACGTTCACTAGCGCCTGAGCGCTGCGGTTCTCCAGCATTTCCTTCTTGTAGATGGCGTCAGTCACCTGCGCGCCGCGGTACTCAAGCTCCAGCTTCTTCCACAGGTTCTCTCTGGCAAAGGAGCGAGGCGTCTCGCCGTTGTTGCCACTCGGCGTGTGATTCCTGTACTGGATTTCCCAGTCGAAACCTCGCCCGGACATGTTGGTGCGGATCTGGCCGGCACCCTCCAAGGCGGCGAAGAACTTGTACTTCCGCAACGAGGCGATCTCCTCCTCACGGAGGTGATTAACAATCGTCGTTGCAATGGAACGAGCCCAATCAGTCGAACTTGCCATTACAGCACTCCATCAGTTACGAGCTGGCCGCGTAGCCGCTCTTCAAAGCTCATCCGCTGGCGCGGTGCCCGCGGTTCAGTGGTTCCGGCACTGCGATTGGGAGTGCGGGTTGCGCGCTCCCGTAGAAACTGCATGTTCTGCTGGGCTACGGGGTCCGGCTGGGCGAACTGCTGCGGAATCGGCTGCTCCTGCATCGGCGGCTGGGCAGAGACTCCCTGCGACTGCAACTGCTGATACCGCATGTTCAGCAAATCCCTCTGAAGCATGCCAGTGGCGTACTGCCAGCGGGCCTCGGGCGAGGAAATCCCGATCTCGGAAGCCTGCTGGATATACGCCTGGATGGCCTGGCCTTCCGGAGTGACCTGGCCGGACTGGTCATACAGCCAGTCAGCGTTCTGCGATTCCAGAGACTGAACGTAGTTCTGTGCCTTGTAAGAGCCAAGCTGCTGCTGCACAAGCTCTTGGGCCTTGGCCATCGCCACCTGTTCGATGAACGGCTTCAGCGTGTTCTCGGGATCGGTGACGAACTTCCGGGCGAAGTCTGCGGTGTACGCTTGGTATTCCCGCAGGGCCTGCTGCGCCTCAAACGGCGCGTCGGGAGCGATCACCTCCTTCCCTGTCTGGGGATCCCGGACGATGTAGCTCTTCCAAGTGTCTTTCACCTGGGGAGGATTCCACCACTTGGGCGTCTCCTCCTTTTTCGGCGCCTGTGCAGCAGCCTGCTCCGACTTCCACTTTTCGTACGCCTGCCGGTTCTGGAGGTACTCGGTGGCGTGCGGGATGATCGACTGGTACTGCTGAAGGCTGCGCTGGGCCTGCTGGTAGCCGTTGAACGCGCCGTACAGATTGCGGGCGATGGCCAGATCGTCCTGGCCCTGGAATTCCGGAAGGTGGCGGAACGCCTCATAGGGCGTTGCAAATCCTCCTTCGTTCTGCGCAGGTGACGGGGAAACGTCAACCGGCGCGGATCCAAGTGCCTGGGAATCCTCGGGAGTTGCGGATTCGTTCTGTGCGATGTCTTCAGCCATGATGTCCTAGACCCTCGGGGGAGCGGGTTCTAGGAATCAAATGCACGCACTTCGGCGGTTTTGTTCCAACTAGCGCTGTTCCAGCCGCTGGATGAGGTCATCCAGCGAAGCCATGCCGGCCATGCCAAGGCCAGGCGCATGCTCCACGGCGAGCTTGCCAAGTGCGGCTGGCATGTTGCCGGATCGGGCTAGCCGGCGGATGGCTCGCCCTTCCCAGAACGGATTGAGCGTGTCGTCCATGACGGCGCCCCACACACGGGCCGGC